GCTTAGAATAATTTCCAGTTATTTGACAGAGATAGCGTAAGGCTTCGTTTTTTTTCATCTTAGGTAATATCATCTTTAAACATTTAGATGCGTTAGAACCTACGTATACATCACTGTCTTGGTCTACAAGGTCAGGATAATACTCAGCTAAATCCATAGCAAAAGCAGTCAACACAAAATTTTGTCTTTTAAAGCCTCTTGATCTTAGCCAATGATTCCCTAAATCAACTACATCAGTTATAGAGTAGCCACCTTGTTGTACTTCGTTCATTATATCGTCGACTAAATTTAAAGAGTCTTCTACTATAAAGTTTCTTAATCCTTTTTTTATCATAGGTAGTAAATAACCTTTTACATCACAAAAACCTTTATCAGGTATATTATTAACCCAATCAACAATATCATATCTTTTTAATACTAATTCTTGTACAATCCAAAAGTTTCCAAATCCATGGCTACCATATGGTAAAACATCCTTTGGTCTATAGTTAATACCTGATCCACATAGTCTAAATAAATACGATAAGTAAATAAAATTATCTTTGTCTATTTTATGATCTTTAAAGTAGTTTCCATTGCCTTTAGGATCTAATTCTTTTTTGTCTATTGCTTCTAATAAACTACTAAAAGCTGCATACTTTCTATTTACGACATCATATATAGGAACATGCCAAATTAAATCATCATTAATATCTTCTTTTGTCCAATTATAGCCTTGATATAATCTTTGTTGATTCATCTTAGCTTTATTATAATAATCTTTAAATTGCTCTAACATAACTGATCTATATATTTATATGACTTTGGTTTTAAATGTACAGATTGTCTTGATTCCATATTATCAAACGATAATCCATTTTCATAATCTAAATCCCATTCTATTAAATTATAACCATAATGCAAACAACCTCTTTTTAATAGTTTATTAAACTCATTTACATAATATAATCTATCTAATTGACTACCGAAAAACGGTTTGTCTTTATATAGTCCCGTACCTGGTATCTTTCTTGATTCATCTTCTATAGGTAATAAACAAACTAAAGTTATTTTATCTAAATATAGTTTTCCTAGTTGTTCAAACAATTTTCTAATTAAATCAACTACTGCTTTTCTACCACCAAAACGATGTACATGAAATCTCATGTCTATATTACCTGCATAAAATATTAGCTCTTTTATATTATCATTTAAATATTTATTTAAACCTATTTTTAAAAAACCATTTAATGTTTTACCATCATGTCTATCTATAGCATAACCATGTTTAAATACTGATACACTATGACTATCGCCTAATATAAGTTTTGATGATATGTCTTTAGTGTATATGATCTTAGGAATTTTATTACACGATAAACCTTTTAATTCTTTACGTTTTTTACATACAACATTATAATCTATCATTTCATTAATACAAAAAACATTACCGTTATAATTATTTAACTTTTCTAATCTAGTATAAAAACCTTCTTGTACTCCACCAAAAAAATTAAACTTCCCTTCTTTGTAGTTTATACCTTCAGATAAAATAATTTCATCATACTTATTCCAATCATCCTTTTCTGTTAATATATCAGCATCAAACATACTCTTTAATACAAGAGTCCAACCACCATTATGACTATTTAAACTCTTAACGGGATTACTAACAACTCCAACTATTGCTCTATTTTCGCTCATTTTCATAATTATTTAAAGCAGCTAAATATGCTACTGCGTCTAGTAAATTATCTTCTTTGTGATTATATGACTCTCTTGATAGTTTAAGAGCTACCATAGCCATATACATATCTTTAGCAGTTAAATCTTTACCAGTACAAGCTGATGCAATTTTAGCTGCACGTTCCATACCTTTTGAAAAAGGGCCATATAGTCTTTCCTTTTCTTGTGAACGTTCGTTAATTATTTTATTAGCTTCATCTAAAATATTCATACTTCTATACTATCTAATATTTTAATAAGCTCTTTTAACTTGTCTTTTGTATTATCAGGGTAATTAAGTAAGTGTCTTGCTAACCCTATTGCATTGCCTATTTTACCAGCATTTTTAAATCGTAACATTTGCTTGTCCATTGTTTTATATTTATTATTATTTTACTAATATAAACATTTTTTAAACAATAAACCTATAAGCCTAAACTTTTTTCTTTTTTAAGTTTTTGTAATTTTTGTTCTAATTCAATAATTTTTAACTCTGATCTTCTTGCTCTTTCTACAGCACGTATTTTATCAGCTCTAAATTCACTTAACGATTGCTCATACAATCTTTCTTCTGTAATAAGGTTGTGTACATAAAAACCAATACTTTGTAATGCATAGTACATTTCATCTAAAACTTTATTATTAGGTTTAGCTTTTCTATTTTTTACTATATGTGCTCCTAATAAATTAAAATTAGTAATATATTCTATTTCTTTTAAATTTTTAATCTTATTATTTGTACTCATTAAATATTTTATTGAGTTTATCATACACACCATTTAAAAAACAACTACCACAACTTGTTGCAACAGCATTACCATTAAATACACGGTTGTATATTAATATTAGTTCGTTTTGTTGTACAGGTGTTACTGTTGATCTTTTAACACTAAAAAAATCATCCAAATAGTTATACTCATCTTCTGTTAAACATTCAATCTTTTTACTTGGAAACATCTTATTTAATGTGTTTTTGCGTTCATCACATCCACAATCTTCACCAAGTATAAATTTTGCAGCTTTATCTATACCTACCTTTTTAAATGCTTTCTCAACTTTGTCGCCTAAACCTTTACTTGCTTTTGCGTGATTTTTTTTCCATTGTTTGTATTCTTTACTTCTTTTATCTCCTTTAAATTCTTCCATGATTTTTTATATTAATTCGTAATCATTATTTTCGTAATCATCCCAATCTTCTTGAAATTTATTTTTTATTTTATTTTTAGCATTTTTTAAACTATTAAATATAGACACCCAGCTTATATTTGTTTCTTGAGCAATACCTCTAATACTTAAATTAGAATCTCTATATAGCTTAAAAAGCTTTTTATTATACCATTCCCAAGATTCAACCTCATTATCAATTAATAAACATATTTTATTAAAAGCTATTTGTTCATCCATTTTCGAATTGTCCGGAATTTGTTTAAAAAACTCATCATCATCAATACTAATTTTTTTAACCTTTTTTTTAGAATTATAATACTGAAAATAAATACTCCTAAGAGTAAAATATATATAACCATTGCTGACAATTCCATCTTTAATTATTTTTTCTTTTGACGAGTACTTATATAAAACAATATACATTTGTTGTACAATGTCTTCATAATATGATTTTTCGCCAAAGCTTTTAACTATGTTAACCCATTGATCATGTTTTTTAGCTACTAAAGCTAACCATTCTGCCGATTTATCCATATAACAGTTATACTAATTACACCTAACAAACATTGCAAGGTGATTTCTTCTTCGTCTTCGTATAAATCTCTGTTATAAAGTGAACCTATAACAAATCCAATCATTGGGCTTATTATAACTTCTGCCTTTTTTACTTGTGCAATAATAATAAAAATAAAAGCAATTGAAACTAAAATTATAGCTATTGTCAAAATACTAATTTTTTATTATTTTTTGTTTTTAATATATCTTTATTCATAAACTCAAATCCTGTATTGTTTATTTTCATTTTTAACCTAATTGGTTCTTCATATGGAGTAGGCCTACCGCCTGTTTCATTTTCTTTTACTTTAAGTACATATAAATTACTGTACATCCATTCGCTTGAATGACTAGTGTATCTATGTATACAGATTACATCATCTGCTCTATTTCCCCATTTTCCACCACCTTCTACATCAGCCATTGATAGTGGTTTAGATAAATTAGCATATTCATGGTTTACAGGGTGTGTCTTTCTTAATGCTTCTGTTACACCATGAGCATTTAAATATATTGTAATATTATTTTTTTTAGCAAACATTCTAAATTCAGATGCAACCTGATAATCGTACTCGTGGCCTCCTACTACTTTTAATAATGTATAATCTTTAGACAAACTATTATAAGGATCTACTAATAAAGCATCATAATTCCAAGCTTGTTTTATAGCGTCTGCCTCTTTTATTAACTGTTGATAATTATATAAATCTTCAACATCAATTATTTTAAAATGTTTATCACACCAATTCATTGCTTCACTGATCTCATCATCGCTAGATTTTTGTATAGGTTTATTCATTTTAAACTCTATAATTTTTCTTACAATACTTTGTGGAGTATTTTCACTTGACCAAATTAAAAATTTTAAGTCATGTTTTATTGCCCAAACAACAAATAAATAACAAATAATCGTAGTCTTGCCAGTATTAGCATGGCCAATCAGTAAATTAAAGTTGCCCTGCTTATATCTTAAATATTCATCAATACCTTGTATACCTATACCAAGACCTTCTTTTACACGACCATATTTAACATCAAGTATTTTATTTTTTATTGAAGCATATTGAGCTATCATGTTCTTGGTTTTGCATATTTTTTAACTATTTTATCATTATATTCATTACGTAGTTGTGGCTTAATATAATAACCAGTAATTGGATTAATATTATAATTCCAAAAATCAACTGGAAATTTTTCACCATCTTTTAATTTTTTAAACATTAAAAATCTATCAAATCTTCTTGCCTATCTGGTTGTTGAATATTATTAGTTACTTCATCTAAACCTTTAGATATTTTCCAGCCTTGTATTGAATTAAAATATTTTGTTTCACCTTCAGGACTAGTCCACTGTCTACCTTTTATATTAATATTAATAGTTGCTTCGTCTCCTTCTTTGTATTCTTTTAAATTATCTATTGATTTATTTAAAAATTCAATTAACACTGTTTGTGGGTAATCAGTATTATAATCGGTTTTAAGTATAACCTCTGCTTTATCGGTTCTACCAAAAGTCTTTTTTTCTCCTATTTTTAAAATAATTCCTTTTAATTGCATAATTTTAATTTAATAATTTTTGTTCTACTTCTTTATCTATTATATATTTTACTTTAATATTTTCAATACTTCCACCTTTATTTTTTATATAGTCTTTAGCTCTATCATAAGCTTCGCTATTTAAAGTAAGTTTAGATTTTGTTTTTTCTACTAATTTATTACTTGCTAAATTAGCATCATCATCTACAGCTTGTAAAGCTAATAATGAAGCTAAAGTGTATCTTCTATAATAAGTTATAGCAGATCCTAATTTTTGCGGATCATTAATTTCAGGTAATTTTAATGCTGATACAACACCTCCTGTGCTATCTAAACATATTAGTTTACTATAAACCATATCTTCTTCTATAGGTTGTAACAATAAAAGTCTATGTTTTTTTAGTAAAGGCTGTAATTGTTTTATAAGTGAATTTATATCAAAATACTTTGACTTATAAAAAGGGTTTTTAGTATCTTTACTAATAGTACCTATCTCTTGTTGTAGGTTAAATAATTTTTGATTTATATTATTTTTTTTATCAGACATGTTTAACAATTTGTTTTTTTAAGTTTTCTATATCTTGTTTTAATTCAACTATCGTAAATTCTAATTGATTTATTTTAATATAAGGATCTCTTTCCTCTTGCATTTTTTCGTAAAAAGTTTTTGTTTTTGACATAATATAATTTTTGTTTAAAGTAAAAATAAACATTTTTTTAATACAAAGCAAAAAAAAGGGTAAAATTAAATTTACCCCTCTTTCACAAAACAAAAAAAACAAAGACTAAAGAAATGCTTTTAATTTCTTATTATATAAATTTATAAATTCTTGTAGTTCTACATTAGTAAATTTAACAATACTTTTACTTAAATTATATAATAACTCTGATTGTTGAAAACCTAATTTTTGAGAAAATTTATATTGCTCTCCATATCTATAAACATTGCAAGCTAAACATTGTGGTTTTACATTTCTTTCATCCCATCTAATACTATAATGTTTCCTACTCATAAAATGGCCTGCTTGAATTTCTTTCCAAAAAAAGGTTTTATCACAAGTCACACATTTACAATTACCATTTTTATCTGCATTACTTAATCTAATATATTGGCTAAAAACAGTGTCGAGTTTTTTAACAAGTTTACTACGACTTAGTTTTTTAGCTACTTTAGGCATCCATGTGTTGTATTAAATCCTTTCCTAATGATTCATTAAAACCTCTTATTAATTTATATAAATGTTTACTATCTGATTTAACTTTATTTTTTTCTGATTTAGTACTATCTATACCTAAATTAGTATATGATATAGCGTCTAATTCTAATATACCATCTGTTCTTTCTTTGACAGATAATTGAAAATCTTTTGCTATTTTTTCTGCTAAATTTCTAATTGTTAAATCTTCTTTTGTCATTTATATATATTTTAATAATTTATTTAATATCCCACTACCCACCAAATTTACAAACTTTTTTATTAAGATGTAAAGTTTTAGTATTTTTATTTTTTAACATTACCTACCTTGACCACGATATTTTTTAACGTAGTTTTTAGAAGATTTTAATTTAGATTGTTTGGTTTTGCTATGTATACCCTTACGTTTAACCTTAACTTTTCTATAGTTAATAACTATTTGCTTTGCCATTATTGATGTTTATTATTTCCAAATACTTTTTCCACACCACGACTTCCAAAATATCCACCTATAACTATAGATAATAAACCTGTAATACTATCTAATGGGTAACCTAAATACCAGCCTATAACATAGCTTATAGTTAAAAATACAAGGGTTAATGGTCGTACATTAGAGGATAACCAAGAACCGCTTCTTGCATCAGCTACCCACCTTCGTGTAGTGCCATCTATTTCAGCACGTTCTATTTCAAGTTTTTTAAGTGCTATTTCTTTATCAGCATCGCTCATATCTGACCCACCAATAATAGCTTGTATTACACTGCCTACTGCTGTATTACCTGCAACTGCACCAACTACATTAGGTATTTTATTAAGCAAAAACTTGCCTACTTCAGTATCTTTAAACTTTTTCTTTTCAGCCAAAACTTTTAAATATTTTTATAATTAAAAATTCTAACATACGAAATACAACATAACCAAAAATTAATTGTTCCATAGTGTACTTCCTACCGTGTTAGTATGTCCAGACTGAATTTGATTTTGAGTTATCGGTATCGCAATGTATAAAGGTTTTAGCGATTCCCAACCGTTTGAATCCTGCTTTAATAAGGGCATTAAGAATAATGTATCTTTCATTTCCTGATCCAACAGCAATGTCGGCTGCAAGACCGTTAAGGTGGCTTGAGTTTTGCACACCGCCAACTTTTTGGTTATGTTCAGATGTTCTATATCCACTTGTGATTTTAAATGGTATTTCTGCAATTTCACGTGCGTTGTTGAGCAACTCAAGAAAGTTACTATCCATATTAACACCACTACCTTTGTGGTCAGGTGAATCAAATTCATCTAACGTAAAATATTTCATTTTTTAATCTTTTCAATTTCTTGTTTTATATCACTAACTACTTGGTTAAATTTATCTTCTAAAGCATCAGGAATACCATCCTTATCTTTATCTGTAAATATACCGTAAACTGTTAAAACTAACATTAAGGCAGTTAAAAACATTACTATTGAAATTATAATTATTAAAGTTTGCATATCTTATTTATTTAAATGGCTACCATCGCAGTAACCTTCTGGGTTATTTGTGCATCCGCACTTGCATTTTACTTCTTTCATAGCTTTCCTTTTGGTGGGTTATTTTTGTCATCAAAATCCATTGCTGCTTTTAATATAATTTTATCCATCATATTATCTTGGTTTTGCAGCATTTCTCTTTGTAGGTTTATAACCATTTCTTCTAACCTATCTTTAGCATCTACAAGCATAGTTATTTGATGTTCTTTTTTTTCTATTGTTGCTTTTAATGCGTTTATGTCATCAGGGCGTGTTCCACTTATAGCACTTATGAGAATTGGGATACTCGCACTTATTGAACCAATTAACATTAGCACGATCTCTTTGTTAGATTCTAAAACAGGAAACTGCACAAAAGTTATAATTATACCTACTATAAAAAAGAATATTAAAAGACTTCCTAAATAACTTCTTATCTCTTTTGCAACACCATTTTTAGGTAATGCCATTATTTTAATTTTTTACTAATACTAATTATTGTATATGCTATTGCTAACAAAAGAGAAACAGCTTGTAAAATAGGATTTATAGAACTAACTGAAAAAGCTAATGCTATTGCGTTAAAACCATAAATCTTTAAATCTTCCATTATGCTATTGCTAAATAAATGTATGTACCTCCATTTGCATTAACTCCATTACTTGAATTGCCTGTGTAAAATAACAAACCTGTGCTTGTTATGTTAAAGTATCCATTTGCATCACCACTTGCGTCATACTCAACACTTGTCTCATTTGCTTGTAAGTTGTGATTTACTCTTCTTGGAACTGAACTACCATCTCTTGCACTATCATACATTCGCCATCCTTCGCTTGCATCTGTTCTTTTTATCATAATAAATCTTGGAGCAAACCCAATGTTAACGCTATGCTCTGAAGAACTTCCTGTATAACTCCCTATCTTCTGATAACCATCTACGCTTTTGAAGGAGTAAAGAATATAATCTCTACCTGATGAAGATGTAGGTTGATATACAGTTGTAGCTGTTGGTGCTGTTTCCGATGCATCGCTCTTCGTAGCATCAGTATTCAATGAAAAATAATCTAAACTTCCATCAATTACTGTGGTATATGCCCACCAACTCTCTGTACTATCAGTTCTTTTAAAAATAAATAAATCAGGAACTCCATTTAGTCCGTGAGGCACTTGGTTCGTTGCACCTGCTTGACTTGTAAATTTTACTATTGAGAATTGAGCGTTAGTATTAACAGACATTTTTTTAGCTTCTACATTACCTGCCACAGCTGCTGAAGAGGAAACTCCATCTATCATAACACTTCCAGAAGTCGGAACATTACCTGCCCCTGCTGAATTTGTAGCTGTAGGAGCACCTCCTGCTTTCCAACACCAAGCAACTTGATTATGTGCGCTATTTAAAAAAGTTTGCTCTACAGGACCAACTGTAAAGCCATCAGAATCAAAACTTACAAGGTCATTTGAGGCTGAAGAATTAGGATTGTTTGCACTATTGCTATAAGGTAATAGACTGCTGTTTCTACCTCTAACTGAATCCACAAAAAATCCACCTTGTGCTGCATTTCTTGTTTTACCCCAAACAAAATCTGGTTGGAATCCTACACCTGTAATTGACTGTGTTCCACCATTACCTGTATATAAAACAGTATTAAAATTATCAGTTCCTACAGGTGCTGCTGCTCCACCTTGCGAAAGCATTTTCTTTTTTCCTAAACTCATTATATAGTTGGTAATTGATAATCTATAATAGATGCCTTTGTACTTAAAGCATTTATTTCTGCTTCCTTACTCGCACACTCTGTTCTTAAATTACTTCTTTCTGTAGCTATATCACTTGGTATTGCTGTACCACCTTCTGCTGCTCTTACAACATACCAATCAGTTTTGCCTAACTTACTTCCGTAAATAGCTTTTAAGTTTTCTATTTTTTGTGTTTTAAGTTCAGCAACTGTTTGTGAATAGGTTTTATTTACTACAGGATATGTAAAAACATTATTTTCTGCATCCCATTCTATAGCACCTAATTCTTGAGAAGGATTTATAGAAGGGGTAATCACATCATAAAATCCCATAGCTTCTAAATCACTATCACTTGAATATTGTAAACCTATAGCACCTCCATAAGATTTTAAATTGCTATAAACTTTTATATCGTTTCCTACTTTTATTGCTTTCATATCATTATGGTGTTGGATCACTTGTATAAGTTAAAATTGAGTAATTAAAAATTGCATTTGCTGAATCATCTATACATTCTACCATTAAAGCATTTGTTGTGCTTCCATCGTAATCTTTAGCACCTAATTTATTAAAGGTTTCACTTGTTCCTGCATCTGAATCTAAAGTCAAAGTATATGCACCTGTTAGGTTGTGTATAGTAATAACTTGACCAAGTTTGTAATTTGTAAAATCAAATTCTTTTGCACCTGTACAAGCTGATTGCATTTTAAAAACAGTTGCAGTAGACCAATCAACACTTGTTGCACCACTTGTTGCTGTAATTGTTGCTGTGCCTGTATATCTTGGTTCTAATTTAGCGTGTGTAACTCCATCATCTAAAAGAGATATTGTTACTGCTCCTGTTGCTGAATCTCTTGCTATTGGTGCTGTTGCTGTTATACTACCTACATCTCCTGCATCATCAGAATATAATTCTGTAAAGTTGTCGTTACAAATATCAAAGGCATCTCGTAGCGTTGAGCCTGTACCATCATTTGCAGTAGTTCCTATATTAATTGTTTGTTTAGCCATTTTTTTATATTATGTTATTTGTGTTGCATCTGCTGTAAATAATGTTGTATCTGCTTTGTATAATGTTGTATCCGCTGTAAAAGCAGGTACTAAAGTCCAACAACTTGGAGCAGAAAAATCAGGTATAAATTCAGTTGTATATGCTTCATCCGCTCCCCAAGCAGAATTAGTTTCCATATTACAATAAACTTTGCCCCAATTTATATTATTAGCCATGTATATATAATTACTTTTTTACTTTTTTGTTATACATCCTTTTTAAATAGTTTTTTAACTTAACTATATTATGTTGTTTTGGTTTATAAGTCCTTTTAATCATAAAACCCAACCAGAAAAATTAGCATCCTTATCCGGATATACGTTATCGTTATTATTAGTGTAGTATTCAGCATATCTCTCTGCTGCATAAAAACTAAAATGTTCTATCATTCTATCAGTATAGTATTGTGCTGTTGTACGTTCTTTTTCTATTAAAAAATCTACTTCTGTTTTAGATACGTTTTCAGCGTTTTCACTACTATGCTTATAAACACCTTTATTAGATACCGTGTAAGCAGCAAATGGTAAATACTCAACCATTGCCCAATGTACTAAACAAGGCTTTATATGGTTTTCTACTAATGTTGCATAATGTCCTGTTAAATTACCAGCTATGATATCTGTACTTATTTTATCATATAGCTTTGTACCTATATAATTTTGTATATGTATATTTTGTGCAATCTTAACATATTGTATAAACTTATCAGTATCTACACCTCCTGATACATTAGTGTATTTTACAATATCTTTACGAGTAACAAATAATGCTTCAGCCATAACTATCGTGGTGTTGTAAAGTTTTTAGGTTTTATAAACCCTCTATTTTTCATATCTCTTGGTCTTTTTGCAACTTTAGCATCATTAGTTTCAGGTTTAAAACCTTCTTTCTTTGCTTCATTTACACTTATTTCTGCATTTGGGTTAGTAGCATCTGGTTTTACACCTTTAGCCATATACGTTTTTCGCATCCAAAAATGCCTACACGATCCACCGCCTTTGTAGAGCCAAATATCGTAAGTTGCAGCACCACCTTTACCCCAACCAGCATTAACAGGTTGTTTACTCATTTGCATTATATCTTCTTTACGGTATATCTTTTTAGCTGATACCATTTTTCTACAAAACTCCCTGCTGTTAGCAGAAACTGTTAATGGTGCATATTGATAACGTACTTTAAACTTCATATTATCTGCTTCACCATCTTGTTCGCTTTTTGCATTTGATCTTGCACTACCTGTAGATGCTAAACCTACCATTTTATCTAATGCTTCTTCTTGGTCATAGTCTACTTTGCGTTCATCTACTAAATCCCAATTTTCTAAATCTTCATCTTCACCAAACTCATCAAGCAAATCAAATACTTTATCA